TCGGACGTTTCAATTTTTCTGACCGGCTTTTCCGTTCGATACACACGTCGCAGCTTCCGCAATTATCTCCCGGAAGTGCCTCCCCGAAATACTCGAGGATTGACCGGCGGCGGCAAACATCACGCTCGGCGTATTCCCGCATTGTTTGTAAGCGCGATTCCTCTTTTTTCATGCGAGCCACGTCTTTGTTTTGCCGGAAATTTTGCTCAATGAAGTATTTTATCGTGCGCAGATCCGCCGCCGAATAGATCAGGGTGCAGTCCGACTTCTTACCGTCGCGTCCCGCCCGCCCGGTTTCCTGATAAAACCCCTCCATGTTTTTTGGTAGGTCGGCATGGATGACGTGGCGTATGTCGGGAATGTCAATTCCCATCCCGAAAGCGATCGTGGCACAGATCCATGGTGACTCACCGGCGGCGAAAGCGGTCTGATTTGCGCGTTTGATCTCAACGTCGAGTCCGGCGTGATACGGCAGGCACCCTATTCCGTTCCGTGTTAACAGCTCCGCGGTGTCCTCCGTTTTCTGCCGGGTAGACCGGTATATAATTCCCCGCCCGGCGGCAATGCGGTTCGTTTTAATGTGCTCTAAAACGTCAACCATTCCTTCACCGAGCTTTGGGATTACGTTGTAGTGGAGGTTTGGCCGGTTGAATGAAGCGCGAACGCGGAGCGGATCACGCAGCCCGAAACGCTTGACGATATCTTCTTGAGTTTCGATTGTCGCCGAGGCGGTGAATGCCGCGCGCGGGCACCCGGTAAATCCCTTCAGCCGTTCGGCGATCTGCATGTACGCCGGGCGGAAGTTGTAGCCCCATTCTACGCAATTGTGGACTAATATGTCATCTGCAAAGTAGTTGTTGTCTCGCTCAAGCTGGAAGGAATATACTTTCGTAGTTTTTTCAAGACATTTTCCAGATTGGTTTCTATGTCCTGATTTTTGAACCTCAACACATTCCACCCTTGACCTATCATAGCCTTGTCCCGAAACGCATCCCACTTCCTTGCCCTTTCCGTGTTGTGTGATCGTCCGTCTATCTCCACCACCAACATTTTTTCCGGGCAGCACAAATCTGCGAACACATGCCACGGATGGCCGTTCTTTTTCAGGCCAATATGCACAGGATATTCCGGTTGAAGGGTTTGAAAAATACTTAACAGGATCTCTTGTTGCTTTGTCACGCCCCTCCCGTTTCCCCCTCTTCCTCCCGATAAGAACGGATCTCCACGAAGCAGTAATTTCTCTCTCATTTTCTCTAACGAGTCCCGCGATCTCATTGGATTGTTTTTCTTCATACGTTCCGACGAATACGCTGCCGCCGATTCGAAGCCACACCGAGCGTTGCATCTCTTTTGAGCTGACGACTTGTTTATTATAAACGGCTTCGAGCAAACCGCACAAATTCTTTCTTCCCGGTTTGCATCCGTCCAACACTTTCGAGAACAGTATTTTGGAAAGCGCCCCGCCCCTTTGTTTCTTGACTCGAACTCTTTTTTGCAAAAAAGACAGCTCTGTTTCATGTAAAAAATTTCCCCTCAGTGTTGAAAATCCGATAGGAACTTCCTCGGCTTTAAAATATCCAATATTGTGCACAAACACGGGGTGGTCGCGGGTGCTTAACATTGACACATCTGAACACGATGTTTTTACAATGCTTCCCGTTGGAACGATCCTCGAAAATGTCTTTACTATTTTAGACGCATGCACAATCCCGGTTTCGTGGCACACAGAATATACTAAATCCCCACTCGATAGTGTGCTTATATCTACCGGCCCCAGGGGTGTTTTTATAAATGTACCTTCCGGGTGGCAATGTGCTTCATCGCAAATTATTGACCCGAGCTTCAACCGCGGCAGCATGTCGAGAAACCTATGAACAGCGAACCGCTCCGGGGCGATGTACAGCAGTTTCACGTTTCCGACCTGCAGTTCGTCATACGCCGACTCACTTTCCGCTTTCGACAAATCGGAATTTATCACCAGTGCCCGAACGCCTTTTTTATTCGCGTTGTCAACCTGGTCTTTCATGAGACTGATGAGCGGGGAAATAACGATTGTTGTTCCGGGCAGCGCGACTGCCGGGAGCTGGAAGCACAGCGATTTTCCGGCGCCGGTCGGAAGGACGGCAAGAACATCGCGGCCGGCAACGATCCCCCGGACGATTTCTTCCTGCTTCGGCCGGAAAGCGTCGTGACCGAAAACGGTTTCCAATAAGTAGGTAATGTTGTCGGTCATATTTTTATTGCCACCCGAACAGATTTGTATTCTATGGCGCGTATCAACACCATAAGCTGTAAAGATTTTACAAAGGAAGGGTGCAGTGCGCGTCCAAACATCCAAACGTATTCATTCTTGACAAGACGACGAATAAGCGCAGTAACCGATTTTATTAGAGGGCCACGACGGTACATTCTTTTTCTCATTTTCCCCTACCTCGCTTTTTTGTCTGGTTTTGCAGGATGGGCTTCAGCGTCGGGTTCGATTCCCCGGAAACGATCAGATCGCCGCACAATTCATCAACCGTTCGCCGCGCCTGCCTTTCCGGCACTCCGAACACCTCAGAATAGACATCCGCCACCCGCTTTGGCGTCGTCTCCAGCGCCCGGCAGAACGTCGGATTGTCGAAAGGCAACCGGTTGAACGCTTCCCGCACATCGACAATCTTGTCGCGCGACCGGGAGTTGTCGAGGACGTAATACGGCAGCTCTTTCCCGTCCGGTTTCAACTTCTGTGCCAGCGCAAGCGCCGCGCTCTCGATGCGCGCCCCGAGCGGGACCATGATTTTTTTCCATACCGTGAGTGCCTGGGCCATGGTTTCCGGACAACTGATTTGCTCCGGGAAGGCGAACAACTCTGCCTTGCCGTTTGCCTGGGAGAACAGTTCGACCGTGCGCCATGCCAGCGCGTTAACAGCGGTGCACCATATCAGCCTGTCGCACCACTTGCAATAATCGCAGCACACCGGTTTTTTCTCCGGGTTCCGGCGCCGGGTGATCGCGGCTGCAATGTACGTCTCACACTCCGCTTTCGTGATCCAATATTCACGCTTCCGGTTTGGGAGGACGTAGAGCTCAACACACAACACCCGGTCAACACCCGACCGCTGCATGATCGCCAGCGCATACGTCCCGAGCTGCGGTTTGTACCAATGCAGATCCGGGCGCCAATCAAGCCCGGACTTTGCATCAATGACGACCGCTCCGCCGTTCCAATCAGAGTACCCCCATGACACCGATCGGCCTGACCCGTCTTTTACCTCGTGTTTTTCCTCGATGCGGATCTCTTCACCCGGAGCATACGTCTCAAAAATTGCCATCACCTCACCCGCTGTCCACCCACAGGCGTCCCGCTCTCCACGGTCGAGCGTCGTCGGCGCGTCGATACCCGCTGTCAGGTTTTGACAGTGGTTGTGGATCTCGTTACCCTTGTTCGCGTCGTCGTCGCTTTCCCCGCGCCCGACGAAGCAGGCGCATTGCAGGATTGCGGGTATTGACGACGGCCCCAAGTTCGGATGGTGCGGACGCGGTTCGCCCTTTTTTCCGCGCAGGTCTTTTATCGGATTCACGCCGCCGCCCTTCTCGCCGCTTTGAACGCCTCGTATGACTCGACAAATTTCGACCATTTGCTCAGGATATTGGCAAAATACCCGATCGGCATGTCGGCCGCGGTCTCCCCCATTTTGAGCCATTTTTTCGAGAGGAGAAAAACGTCGAGTTCCTTTTCTTCGGTTTTGTGGCGATGCAGGAACCACGGCTTAAACTCATCCACGGTGGCGGGGGGCTGCTCTGCGTCGCCGGTCGGGGCGATAGGCTGTTGTAGGGGCTGCGCCGGGGCTGCTTCGGGCTGTTGAACCTGCATTTCAGCGGAGGGTGGCACCGTTACCGGCTCCGCGGTCACCACGACGGCAGCAGGGGGCGGGTTCGCGTTCGCATTTTTAGTAACCGCTACTTCCGCCGGAGCTGCCACCATATTTGCTGGATCAACGATCGGTTCCGGCGCCGTGTCCACCGGGACGCCTTTTTCGAAAATATCTTTTCCGGTTTCGGAAATCTCTACAGCCTCGCCGTCGGAAATGTTATCCTCCAGTTCGTCGCGGGTGTTCAACCCCATCGTCAGTTCGGGGCAGTACATTTTCCCGAAAAAAGCCGCAGCGCGGTACTGGAGCATTTCGTCGGTCATCGACTGCCACTTGTTGTTTTTTACCGACAGCCGCGCGTCTTTCGGGGCTTTCGTCGCCCACCCCTCACGGAACGCCATTTTCAAATCGACCGACTGGGCGACCTCGATGTCGGACTCCCGAAGAATCGCATACGCCGTGCATTTCCGGTCGCTCGCCGGGTCGATAGTTCCATCTGGAACCCGCTTCGTTTCCCCCTCGAACCGGTACAGGAGCGGGGTTTTGAACTTTTTGCTGTTGTTGATCAGGGCGACGATAAATTTCGCTTCGTGCCCGGTGCGACCTCCGACCGCATACGTCGTTTCCATGTAAGAAAATGGGTCAACCCCGAGACGCGCCGACCGCATCAAGGCGACCAGCACGTTGGCGGGTTTTTGCTGGTATCGCTCCGGGATGATGTTCGACGCCGCCAGTTCCGCAGCAAGCCGCAGGGCGTTCGTAGTTTTCGACGCATCAAACATATCGACGGTCGTTATTGAGTCGCGCCCGTCGTGCACCTGCACTGCATTTGATTGTTCCATAGGTTCTCCGTTTTTTTAATGGTAAAAAAATTAGTAGTATTAATATACTACTAAGTACGTTCGGTGTCAATATTTTCAACTTCAATAAACGTAATCTGTTCGGCGTCTGGCTTAATCTTCTTTTTTTTGTAGCCGTATTTGTAGTTTGACACCATGCCGGAAATTCTAATTCCGAACAGTTTAAACTCGAATTTACGTTTGAAAAGTTTCATCGGAACGACTCCCATTCCATCGGAATTATTCCACCCGTTTCTTTTATCCTGTCAATTATCGACAGCCCGACCGATTTCGAAAATTGCTCCGGGGTGTCGTTTGAAATTATTAGGGTCGGCCGCACCGCGTCATACCGCAGATCGATGATGTGGTCAAGTATCCGGTTTTCGAATGCCGTTTCCCCGCGCACCTCGTAGGCGTCAATGACGAGGAAGAACGGTTTAGAAAATTCAGAAACCGCCGCCTTTTCCGAATCACTTTTTCCGTGCACCGCCTCCCGGATGCGGAGGAACATGTCGAACGCCTTACGGTACATCACACCCCGGTCGAGATCCAGGGCAACGTGCCCGATCAGCGCCGCCCCGAGCTGCGTCTTGCCCGCCCCGCGCGTCCCGATCGCCGCGAATATGGCGCCGGTGGGGAGTTTTGCCTTTATGGCTTCGTACGTTCGGCCCCACATTTCATTTTTATTATCTACCGCCGGACGGAAAGCCCGGTGCCGCTCCGGAACCCCGGAGTTTTTGTACTCTTCTTTACCCATTTTTCATATCTCCGAAAATGTCCAGTATCGGGAGCGGTTGCGCTGGCTGCTGGTACTGCCCGGCCTGCTTTTGCTCCCGGTCTGAAACTGGTGAAAATGATTTATCCCGAGACGCCCAGGTTTCCAGGCGCCGTTTCGTGTCCCATGTTTTTTCCAACTGAAAACGCATTTTCGTTTTTGACTTATTCGGCTCCGTCCAGTAGCGGATGAATTTTTCGCGCATCGTGTCCGGGTATTCCAAAAAAGTATCAACATCAGCTCGGAACATTTTTTCACGCTCCCCCTGCACCCCCTCAGATAAAGAACTAGAAGGAATAGAACTACATAAGAGTATACCGGATGAATCCGGGTCGTGTCCTGTTTGATGACACTCATTGACATTTTTGTCAAGATTTGTATTTTTTTCCTCTATAACTTCAATCCAATCAAGGGTTTGTATTATAAAAGTAATTGATTTTGTCAGAATGTTTAGTGGAATCATGGTATTTGTGGACAAATCCTCGATTGAATATTTTGACAGGTCGCCACGCGGGGAGCATAATGACGCTTGCTGCACCAAGGAGTTCCAACATCCGAATATTTCGGCGCCGTTTTGTTGGTGCATTATTTTTTTATAACCGAGGCCCTGTTTGTTTGGAACCGGAACCCACGACAACTTTTTCCACTGCCTGGACCGGTCGGCCTCGAAATGAGTATCCCAATCACGTATTTTTATACGCATAATAAAAAAAATCCTCTCGGGCCGTTCCGATGATGATCCGCGAGAAAGACATCGAAACCCGGAACGGAGAGAACCGGTGCCCGGAGGGTTATAATTTTTCTGTTATGAATTCGCGGTTCATGGTATCAATATATAAAAAAACGATCAACCAATCAAGTCAATTCAACCCCAAGTATTTTAAAGTGGGGGACTCCGAAATTATCCCGGCAAAAAATCCGACGGCGAACAGAACAGCCGCGATTGCGAACGCCACGACAAGGTGAACCCATGTAATTTTTACCTCGATACATTCACGAAACCCCATATCACCCCCTCATTTTGATGGCGCAAAAAGAAAGGCCAGCGGCGAGAATCCAATAAAAAGCCGCGTATTTATTTCCCTTTGAAAGATAAACGCATCCGGCGGCGATGTCAAGAATAATCAAAATCGCCGGAAAAAGGTGTTCTATTTTCATTCTGGCGCACTCCACCCCGCCCAGTTTTCGTACTGAAGCGCAATGACCGATGCGTCCCGCGCGTGGCTGCTTGGTGCCCGGCCTTCCCACCCGAATATCCTCCGCCAATAATCCTCAGGCCACTTTGTAGCTTTCGACTTCGGTGGAACCTGCTTTACCTTCACCCCGATTTTTTCCAGCTCCCGCGTGATGTCGTTCGTAAGCTGGATATTCTGACCGACGTTCATAGCGATTTTATTCCGGCCCGCATCGCCGATCACCCGGTTTGATTTCGTCGAATGCCGCGCATAGATCACTGCAAGACGCGGCTTTTCGATGACGCACCTGTCGAAGCGGTAGACGGAGTACAACGACTTCGCATACTCAATCGCCTTGCACCCATCTACCGTTTTGTGCCGGAAGAGTTTTCCGTCAACAACGAGAGCTATTCCGCAGCAGCGCTTCCCGACGCCGGTGTCAATTCCGAGTATGATCGCACACCTCCATGCCTCCATTGTGAGTTTTGCCATCAAGAAGCCTGCCGAACCTTTTATCATTACGACGGAACGGACGGTTGTAATCGCTGTGTCCGGAAAATCCAATATTCCTGTCGTATTCGTCGTAAACATCCTCTGGCATCTGTGCCGGATAACACCAGCTCCCCCACTGCTTAAACAGAAACGGAACCCCCGCGGCCGCGCATTGGTCCCGAACCGACCGCACCCAATACGGATGCATCGGGCGGGCACCTGGGCCAGATTCACCGCCGACAATTACAAGATCAAGTCCGAAAAGCATCGGTTCATAACATGGCCAAATATGGAGGTTGCCCACTGATGGGTTAATTTTTTCTGTTAAATGAATGTTTGACAACATTGGTTCTATTGAAAGGAAGTAAAACTTTGCCGGTACGGACAACAGTTTTTCAATTTTCCACTTTTCACTATCGACGCATACCGTTACCCCGAGCTGAATATTTTTTGTCCAGGTTAATTTTTCCGGAATATTTTGTGGCCGTTTCGTGAGTATTTGAAAAGTGTGCTGCGGAAGGTCGTTCATAGCGTCGAACAGGGCTGCAATATCTTCAGGTTTGGCGTTTTCGTGAAACGTGTCCGACATTGAATTGACAAATATTTTTTTCGGTTTTTTTGCCCTGCTGAGATCGTAATAAAAATTTGTCAGTTCGCGCGGATGGTAAGTAAATTCAAAACCATTTCGGTACTTTTCGGCGGTTGCCGGTATTTTCTGTAACCGCTTCGCCATTCGTTCGGCGTAACAGTTGAGGCATCCCGGCGAGCACTTCGTGCAGCCGGTGAAAATATTATACGTTTGTTCAGTCCAAATTATTTTTGACATATACTATCCCTCTTAAAAACGCACTGACTAAACCACCCCAAATTCGCCATGATATTTTTTCTTTCCTAAAATTCTTGCCATCTCTGCCTGCTCTACAGTCTCAAATCTTCCAAGGTACACAGTTTTTCCATTATAATTTATGCACGCTCTATACTTTTTTGTTCTTTTTCTGTCAAGGCTAACCCCATGAACTCCGGTTGCGTTTCTGCTGTTGCTCCTTGTGTTCATGTTGTTTTGGGCCATGGTTACTATCCTTAAATTTTCAGTGGTATTATTTAATCCATCACCGTCAATGTGGTCAACATACATACCGTCAGGACATTCGGCTATTTCTCTGTGCATCCAAATGGTTTTTATTCTGTCGTTTACCCTTACCCTTCTGCAAGCGTATGTTGGTTTGCCAACTCTGTAGTGGGCACACCAATTAAAATTTTTAACAACCTCAAGTTTTTCGTTGGATACGGTAGCGTAGAACCCCTTTGTAAGCTTAACCTTAGAGCACAGGTTGCCGGTAATCACATCTTTAGTTTTCATGGTATGTTACCAAATAAAATGCGGCCCCTACCGATAGGGGCTCAGACCGATAATTATTGTTTGTTAATCTGCTTTGTCAGCACCTTCGGGCGGCACGAAGTCGTTGTCGGTTTCGGGTGGCGCAACAACCTCTCCCTCCGGCTGGTCGGCAACGCCTTCGGCAGTCGTAGCGTCAGTGTCATCATCGGCGACTTCTGGTGTGGCCGCGTCCAGTTCGGGAAGCATGTTCAGTTGTCGCTCCTCCTGGGAGATGTCTTCGACGCGAACAACCGCGCCGGTGTCGGGCCGGGTGAAAGTCCTTTTTCCACCCTCCCAGTCATTGGTGATGTCGCACTCCATTAACGTGTACGCTTTTCCGTTTGACAAATCGTAAATACGTTTTTTTGCGGCCTTGATCTGCTCACGGTAATCCGCGGCCGATGCGTTTGCCTGAATTTCCAGATTTTCCATGTCCCGGATGAGACGGCGCAATTCCTGCTCGCTAATTTCCAGATTTTGCATGTCCAGGATGAGACGGCGCAATTCCTGCTCGCTCGCTGAAACCTCGCACTCGACTTCGATAATTTTTTTACCGTGTCCCGCCGAGGCGAACTGCGGCTTTGATTCTTCGGGCGCCGGCTCGACGGCTTTTAACTGAATGGTGAAATCGCCGGAGTCTTCGTCGCCGGAATGAATCGCAGTTGCCACAACTTCATAAATTCCACTTGGTTCCTGCCCTTCTGCGGTGAAGCGGCACACATCGCCAATTCCGAGCGTTTCGATATCGACCAACTGAAAAGCCCCGGTTTCGTCGGTGCTGTCGCTCGGTTCCTCAAAAACCACTCCCTTCGTATGCACGCTTATCACCCCGAGCGGGCTCGGGTCCGAAACCGCGGCGCGTGCTGCCGCCAGCTTTTCCTCCATGAGCCGACACGCCTCGACAACCTCCGGATTTCCGGCCGGGTCATCAATCCACAGCGTCGAGAAGTCGGGAGTGCCGAGCTTTTCTATAATGGACTGATTGACCGCCTCGCCCTGGAGAAGTTCTTTTGCCTCTGCCTCGCCGTCCACCTGGATACGGTTGAGCTGCGTACCGTCCGGCAACAGCAAAATGAGTTCGTGGGGATTGATCGTAAAGCAGAAAATTTGAATTGACATTAGACCTCCGTTGAAAGTGGTTTTTGGCGAGTTATCGCCTGATATAGGTGTCGATCGGTTGAGGTCGGGCCAAAGTATAGCGCCCACCCTTCCCCGAGCTTCTCGTTTATTTTTTTTGACAGGTCGCCAGCGTACTCGGCGAAAAGCAGATCGTATTCGCATACGGTGGGGGCGGGGGACACAGCGGGGCGCTCACTGATAACACGAATCGGTTTAATTTTGTCCAGTTTTCGCGCCACCTTTTCTTTAAACAGCCTGTCGGCGCACTCTTTCCGTATTTTCTGGCGTGGCCCCGTCGGTTGATACTGTTCCCCGCACCCACACTCGCAGGTTCGTTCGGATAATTTCGTATTGACCTCCAATAATGATAATTTTTGCCGGTCGTCTTTTCTTGACGGTTTAAGAAGACACGAAAGGCACTGATCCTGATTTGGGGTAACCGCGTCAAAAGGTTTTCCACAGGAGCATGTTTTTCGAATTGGGATCACGCCGGAACCGCTTCTTTTTGAAGTCGGGCAGCGTGGAGCTTACGGGCTGTAATAACCCGCAGGCAGGCAGTGCGCTTTACAGATGAGCACTGAAAGCACGGCAGGCGCAGGCCCGGAGTGTGATTTTCGACACATCGGTCGTGGACAATGATGTCGGCGGCCGAAATGCTGGTGTGGTGGATGGCGACTTCTTTAAACGTCATGGAAGCCTCACTATTCCAGTGGAATGCGTTTTCCTGTTGTTGAACCACAAGTGTCCTCCGCCAACGCAGTTGCGCCACTTCTTTTTTCGCCCCGGCATTTCGAGGCCAGAAATTCCGCCGCACCTTTCGGCTGCGCGGACGATACCGTAAATGAGCTGTAAAGACATTTTTTTCATACCGGATACCTGGGCCGCATGTTCTGTATGCGCAGATCGGCAAGGGTGGTCTTGACGCATGATTTTGCAATCGGCGACAGCTCCGCATTTTGCTTGTTTCCCCGGCAGATGTCGGCAACGTAATTAATGTTGGTGATTTTTCTGCCGACCGCCCTGCTCATATTGACGGCGACGCACCCCCAAAACGTACCCATGGGGACGGTTGTGAGTTTTGTTTTCATAGGCTCCTTTCGTTGTTGTATAATAATACTACTAAATATAGCACCGAAACGCGCCGGTGTCAACAACTAAAATTTGTCACTTTCAATAATGGCTTTTGCCATTTCCCGGACTGCGACAAGTAGGCGCTTCGGCGGAGGAATGCGCAGCCGGTCACGAAGACTCTTTTCCATCCGCATCGTAAAAACTACGGTGGGATCGTCGGGGGTGCCGATCGATTTCCGGCCGCCTGGCAATTTTTTCTTTTTATCCACGCTGGCACCTCAGCGCTTCTGAAAGTTCCGCGGACTCGACCCGCGCGTCGTCCTCCGCTTCGTTCGCCGCAGCCGCGTCGAACCCATCAACGTCGTTCTGCGGGTTGCCATCGTTGATCGGGTACGTCCCGCCCGCCCCGGTCCGGAACCACTGACCGGATGAATTTCTGGACACACTCAACTTTTCCTCCCCGCCAACCACGCAAGTTCGTCGGTGGAAAAGTCAGCCCACAACGGGGAAGGGTTTTTGCTGTTGAAGTACCGAAGCAGCTCTTCACGCTCCGGCGCTCTGACGATTTCGTCGGTTTCCTCGCGCGTTAAAACCTGGGTTTCGTCGAGGGCTGGAGAACGGTTGATTTGGCGAAGCGTTGAATACATGGTAACTCATCTTCTGAGACTAACGACGGGGGCTAACGGTGCCCCCCTTGCCTTATTCAATAATTTCGTCGACGGTAATTCCTCGGGCGCGATCGTCGTCGGATATTTCACAATCGCTCAGGTTGCCGCGGATGCCGGTCAGGTTGCCGCTGATGCCGCTCAGGTCGCCGCTGATGCCGCTCAGGTCGCCGCTGATGCCGCTCAGGTCGCCGCTGATGCCGCTCAGGTCGCCGCTGATGCCGGTCAGGTCGCCGCTGATGCCGGTCAGGTTGCCGCTGATGTTGCTCAGGTTGCCGCGGATGCCGGTCAGGTTGCCGCTGATGTTGCTCAGGTTGCCGCGGATGCCGCTCAGGTCGCCGCTGATGCCGCTCAGGTCGCCGCTGATGTTGCTCAGGTCGCCGCTGATGCCGCTCAGGTCGCCGCTGATGTTGCTCAGGTCGCCGCTGATGCCGCTCAGGTCGCCGCGGATGCCGCTCAGGTCGCCGCGGATGCCGCTCAGGTCGCCGCTGATGTTGCTCAGGTTGCCGCGGATGCCGGTCAGGTTGCCGCGGATGCCGCTCAGGTCGCCGCGGATGCCGGTCAGGTCGCCGCTGATGCCATCGGGGACACCGTCGATTTTTTTTATTCCCACAAAATAGTACCGTTCAAAAACCGATCTTTTCAATGCCTTTTTCAAAAAAAACCTCCTCGTTAAATTGTTGTTCGGGGGATTCCGCCCCCGTGCGGTTTAGATTTCCTCTTCAAAAAATTCGATTTCTTTCATGCCGAGAAGTTCTTCCGCATACTCGCGCTGCTCATCAGTGGGCGCATCGACATCGTACTCAACAGTAGAGATGAGCTCTGCCTCTTTTGTGCCTTTTATCCGTGCGTACATCGCTACATCGTAAGTCGTGCCGTCATCGCGTGTCTTTGTCATGATACTTCCCTTCTTTTAGGTTTCAATCTATCTCATCGCCGGGCTATTCCGGCAGACCGGCATGAGCCGGGGTTGATTACATTGTTGCCGGAATGTGTACGGTGCGCCGTAGCTCGATATCGTCGTAGCACATAAATTTCGTATCGTCAGTGTATCCGATGACCGACCCCGAAACGAGACCGCGATACAGATACCGGCTTTTGTTGTTGATGATTTTGTCCTGAGCTTTTTTCGATTTGATTATCATGATCTTTCCCTCCGTTTGATTGTGTGTATCCCCTCACTCTGCATTTATCCGGGCTTGAAACCGGCGCGGTATTGCGGCTGCATTAAAGGCGCCCGGATTCCGCCGGGCAACGGGTGAAGGTTAGTATCCCGCCGCTTTTAACAGTCTCGCTACAAAAACAACAGAAAGACCCGCAGCAGATAACTCCCGGGCACGATCCGAATTTGCCGCGGCAATTTTTTTGTTGGAATATAACCACATTTCACACCCGGTTACGTCGGCCATATCCTGGGTTTCTGACATTTTTTCCTTCATTTTCCATCCCTCCGTTTAATTGTTTCCCCGCCGGTTGTCGGCTGGTTGTTTTGCTTATGTTATAAATATATATCATTAACGCTTATGATGCAACTACTATTTTAAAAAAGTGTATTCAGGATTAGAATACACTCAGATTACCTTGTTTTCACTAATTTTGATCTTTTTGGCTTCCCTGGCTGCAACCATCGCCCGCGCCTGATCTGCGGTCAAAATCCGTTTCGATATTTTTCCGCCCTTCCTGCCCATCTCTGCCGCAGTCCATTTCTTTTTTGTACTTTCTGTACTCATGTCTAAGCGCCTTTCCTGCTAAAAATATTTTGAATTCTGAAAATACAGATCGAGATATATATTTTGAAAGATTTTTAGGAATTAATATAGTGTCTGAAACTTCATCAGAATGTTCAAGTGTTTTATCGATCTTTATTTTGTGAATCAATTTGTGGCACCGGCAGCATAACCACACTACGTCTCGTTTGTTTTCGTATCCGTTGTAGTGGTGAGCGTGAACCTCTTTTCTTTTTAGACAAAGCGAACAGCTTATCGGCTTTGTTAAAGATCCGGTGTCTACTCCGGTTCGTATGGAGCTTGCGCAAGCGTTTCGAACTCTTCTTTCAAGTTTGTTCATACCACAAATATACATCAAAACCGGTTATGATATAATAGGTATAGTTAAAAAGTGTATTCTGTATGAGAATACAGAAAGTTTAATAATGTATTGCATCGTTACCGCTTATGTTGTATATTATAGATACGATCAACAAACAACCAACCGGGAGTAGGAAAATGAAAGCACATTCAAAAGAGTTCGACGAAGCAATGGAATTTTTTGAACGTTGCGTATCAAGGTCTACCGTTGGAAATTATCGATTTGATAAGCCAACCGTCGAAGAAAGAAAAGGTTTACCCGCCGGTGAATGGTATAATCACGGGGAAACCAATCGTGCGTTTCATGTTTTTTTGCATGGCGTTGAGTTCGGAAAATTACAGCAATAACCCCACCCCCACAAAATAGAATCGAGGAAACCATGACCGGCCCAACACCAAAAACGTTTTCCTGCGTCGGATGTGATAAATATTCGTCTCTGCTTTTTACCGGGAACGAACCGATCCCGCAGCATCAATGCAGGGGTGGAATAGAACCGGGGAAAATCACGATTATGGAGAGCAGTGATACGCCGGTGGCGTGTCCGTATCTGCCTTGGAAGGGGGATTGAATGAGCAGGTTTGATTTTAAATGTTACGACAAAGTAAATAAGAGGTGGATTAACGAAACTCCGTGCAATCTGTTTGGAGAAACTATTCTGTTTGGGGCGTGGGCAAACGTTCCGTTGCGCGACCTCAACAACGTTGTCGCTCTGCAATCTACTGGACTGAAAGATAAAAAAGGTAGAGAAATATTTGAGGGTGATTTTGTTGAAGGGAGGCTTTTTTGTGATGGATACACATTGCCTACCGCCGGAATTGTGGAGTATTCCAAGAAGTTCGCCGCATTCTCGCTAACCAACCTGTCCGGGCAAACCCTTTTTTATAATCACGATGTGAGAAGTTTCGAGATCAAGGGAAATATTTTCGATAATTCGGAATTATGCCACGGTATAGAGCTGGAGCAATAATGCGAACATTAACCAAGGGGGAATAATTATGGGCAGCTAATATAATATATAGCGCTCTCCGGCTGTCCTAAGCTGCCGAAGGGCGCTTTTTGTTTAAATAAAGTGTACTCATGGTAGTTTATTGATTTGTAACGTATTTGCAACGGCTTGAGTACACCGATCTATTGACTTTTTACCGTGGTCAGAAACACTTTCTACGCAGTATCGCGTTTCCCTCAATAAAAATCTTGGAATCCCCTTCAACAACGATTGGACGCTAAAAGATGACTTCAATGGCAGGTGGAGGCAATGGTGTTGCATTTTCCTTCATGTTTGATTATATTGCGGTTATCTGTTTAACCTGTTCAAAAGGGGATTTATGTTTAAATCTATTTTTCTTGCCTTGATTATGGCGTTGGCGGCATTTGGCCAAAACGTTTCAAATAATGTCGAATACTCACGGTCGATTAGTAACTTTTCAGGCGACACCCTTCGATATACCAGCAAATTCAATGTCGGCGACAATGAGGGCTTGCGCGTGATCATCCGCTGCCCTGTAGTTGATTCCGGCCTGTTCATCGTAAAATATCAGCGAGGGTACGTGGTGGATGGTGGGGAGTCCAATTCCAACGGGTGGACGTTATGGGATAACCCGCCGTGCTTTATCGACACGTTTAATACTTCTGTTGCCGGTAATTTTTACAGTATAGACAGCATGGTTGATAATGGCGGAAATGATAGTGATTTAGTTCAGGCGCTTGATTCTGTTCAGATTCCCGGGTATGCGGTGATGATAAAAGAAATCAGTACGTACAAGTCGCCGTATGGTAGATTTATCGTACAAGGCTTGACGGGTAACCGGGTTGAACCTTATACGCTTATTTTTAGTGTCGAGATGAACAAGTTTTACCGGGTTGAAACGAAATCGCAATACTGAAAGGGCATTTTATGAACGAGAAGAAAAAAGGCGGTTGCGGAAAATGAATGTAACATTACAGGAAGTTCTGAATACGATACCGAAGGATTTCTATTCGGGGAAGATTAATATTCGCATTTTCGATGGTCAGTCGGAATCGTTGGTTGATATCGATACGGTTGTACTTCGGAATGACCATCGCGGCAAGGTGATTACGCTTGTTGCTGCCGGATCTTCTGTTGCATCAAAGGAAGATGCAGTAAAGCAGGACGAACTGATTGTGGCTTCACCGAATGCGGAAAAGGAACAGGAAGTTGAAGCCGGTGCCGCCGAAGTTGATCAGGTTCCAGTTGAACCGGTCAGGATTAAGCGGGTTTATCGGAAACGGTCGGAACGAGGGACCGTTTGACGTCTGAAGACGAAAAGAATCTTGGGGGGAGGCCTCCTATTTTTTCAACTCCAGAAGAGCTGCAAAATGCAGTTGACTTGTATTTTATACAGTGTGATGATCCCGATAAACCAAAACCTAAAACCATTTGTGGGCTCGCATTATCCCTTGGCTTTGTTGATAGGCAAAGTCTTTATGACTACGAAAAGAGACCTCAGTTTTCTTGCATTATAAAAAAAGCTATGCTAATGGTTGAAGATTCTTACGAAACTAGGGCCGGACATAGCAACAATCCAGCAGGTGCTATTTTTGTCTTGAAAAACATGGGGTGGAAAGATAAGCACGAAACCGAACACTCCGGAGGATTGCAAGTAACCCGCGTTGAACTCCCTGCAAAAAAAGAAGTCGGTGCCCCTGTTGACCTGTAATTGTTTATGTCAACACAAACAATAGGCCCTAACCTTCCCCTTTCAGAATCCAATATAAGTAGTTGGAAACCTCTAAATAAGCGCCAGTCTGAAGCCCTTTCCCGCAATGAATTTGAACTGTTTTGCGGTGGTGAGCGTGGAGGAGGGAAGTCTGAAGTCGGCCGCGCATGGCTGCTTGAGCCTGAGTATCTTTATCATCCCATGTACCGGGCCTTGATTCTTCGTAAAAATTCCACCGATCTTGATGACTGGATTTTTCGCATGAAAGCGTTTTGCGGTGGCCATGTTGAAATCGGCGGAAATCCTACTACAATAAAGTTTCCAGGTGGTGGTCTTGGAACACTTGGGCACCTTGCCAATAAAGATTCATGGACACACTATGTAGGCCATGAGTATCAAAAGATTCTTCTCGAAGAAATAAATATCATTCCAGAAGAGCAGCGATATTTGATGGTTCTTGGTTCGTGCCGGTCAAGCGTTCCTGAATTGAAGCCGCAATGTATGAGTTCCGGCAATCCGGGAAATGTCGGGCATATGTGGGTAAAGAAGCGGTTTGTCGATTGCGCGAAGGAGAAAACTTTTATTGACCCGCAGTCGCAACTTTCACGTATTTTTATACCACTGAAACTGCGCGAAAACATAAAGTTGCCGGGAACTTACGAACAAACTTTGAGGTTACTCCCTGCGGCGATTCAAAGAGCATGGATTGATGGCGATTGGGATGCGCTTGCCGGACAAATGTTTCCTCAGATGCCGGAACTTGAAAATCCGCACAATCTTACTTCGGATGAAGGGTCTACAATCGAAGGTTCTTTCGACTTCGGAAGCAGCGATACCGGCCATTCGTCTTTCGGATTCTGGTATACCGACAGCCGAGGTCGGCCTCATAGAATGGCTACATGGTACCATAAGATTGGTCATACTGCTGGAGAACAGGCTCAAGAGCTGAAAGAGTTCGTGTTGTCGTTCCCGTTCTCGGGTGGGCGTTCTCCTTCCGTTGTAAGGGCTGACCCTGCAATATTCGCAAAGGGAAAAGTTCTCGGGCTTGGCGCTACCCCGAAAAGTGTCGCCGATATTTTCAGCGAAATAACCGGATGGAAATTTGTTCCGGCCCCGAATAGCCGGGCGAATGGATGGCGGGTATGCCAGGATTATTTCGGATCAGATCCGCTTACGAAGGAATCGAAAAGCTTTGCATGGGACGGGTACAACAATACATTTTACGAGTGTTTTCAGTTGCAGGTACGTGATCCCGATGACCCTGATGACATCGCGGATAATAATTGGGACCATGTTTGTGACGAGTGCCGGTACTATCTGGCAAGCCACCTTTCGACTCGAACCAAAGTAGTCGAAAGTCTGAACAAACCGAAGCCTAAGCCAAACAGAAAGATGAGTAGCTGCTATGGATAAGCCAGAACCAAACGATTCCCGCAAAGCTAAGAAAGCATCAATGCGAGAATTCGGAATTACCGGTAAGCAGTACCGTCGGGCATTGAGGTGGTCGAAGCGGGAGGGGAAGAAAAATCTTATCGTCGGCGTCTAATGGATCATAATTACTAAGATCTACACATTCGGGGCAGTGCTGTTTTATGTTTTTACACATTTCACAATAAACTATAATATCGTACCTCATTTTTGGAACCCATATCTTACCTTATTGATTTTTGATGCTACTATTTTTGCTGCTTTCTTTATCGAATCTACATTGTTAAAGTTCGGGTCAAAAAGAAATTCAAACGAACAAATATTGCTGTTAAATAAGCAGTCGAATCTTGCCAACCATTCGCCACCGTCATCGGCCATAACGGTTCTAATTTTAGCTTTATCGCTTTCGGTGTAAGTGTGTACTAAGTCTAAATTTTTGTGAATCTCAAGCCTTCTGAATGACCCCAAAGGTCGCGGCTTTAAGTGCTTTGTGAATTCGTCAAAAAACACAACGGAGTACTCGTCACACTTTTTTTGAATCTCTTCTTTTGTAGGCATTTTACCTTCCATTAATCCAATCTACAATCGACCACCAAAGTATTTTCAGCTTCCACATTAGCGAGTGGTACAAGTTTCTGGTGTATACCTTCCCGCTTTTTTTGTACTGGTTGTAAGTTTGACGGTCAATAATATAGCCAGTTTTTCGAATATGAAATGTTATTAAGACCTTATTTAGCAGTGCCTGGTAGATGGTTTTTATCTTGTTTATCATCTCGACAACCTCCAATTGATAAGTTCCCGAAGCTGCCTTCTCCGTATCCATCCGTAAGCCGCATTCTATTTTGTTTTACCGTTAATTCCGCGCTCTCCGCATGCGCATTCATAAATCAATTCCGGCGCGCAGTCTTTCCCGAATGGTTTGCGCTTTAGGATATGGAGTTTTCCGCAAGGGCAGATGAGATTATTCATTTTTCAAGACCTCTTCAACCTTGCTTCGAATGTGCCCCGGCATCGGTTCAAACTCATTCAAATACTTTACCATCCGACCGTAAGAGACCCCGCACATTTTGCAAAACTTCTTGAGCGGGATACCTGTTTTTTTGATGCGGGTTTTAAGTTCTTCCATTTCTCCTATCCTGTCTACTATGTCTATCAGAGTTGATACGATATCTATTGGTTTAATTGTGGGTTTTACTATTTTGTTCATTATTAATCCATCTCTGGATCAATTGACTCAAGAGATTCTATTCTATTTTCAAGCTGCTTTATTGACTCCACATTGTTCCACTTCGCTATTTGTGACAGCATGATAATATGGTTTTGATTGCTAAGATCGAAAATATCTTCGAAGTAACACCCTTTTTTGTGGTTAAATATAAGCTCCATATCTTCCGGCGTGACATTTCTTTCATTTGCAGTTGGGAAACAACAACAAAAAGGGCAAGGCAGTACTTCGATACCATTAAAAAATACGTGCTCTTCCATGGGTTACAGCTTCCTCCCGCAGTAAGGGCAGAATACATATTTTAATTTACCTATTTGGGTAATAGGGAGAGGATTTCCAGTGCAATGAACACATCCCACGTTTTTAATATTAGTTGATGCGTGGCTTCTTGCTTCCTGTATCCTGTAGAACAATTCGTAATCGTGAACACTGTCTATTCCCTCCATCCTTGACATTGCCACCGATATTTCGTTCAGCAATTCAGACACGTAATCGGGGAGAACGTATTTTACTTTGTCGTTGTTCGAAGTGTTGATATGCAACGGGATTGGTTCACAAACAATTTTTTCTATTTCCGATATCGACCTGTCCAGCGCTTCTATGAACCGTTTTTTTATTTTGTCGGGATCGGGCTTGAATGTTTCTGCCAACTTCGTTATTTCATGGTTCGAGATGTCAGCCTGTAACGGAAGCGGATTATTAACGGCGTCAATAATCTCGTTGATCTTCAATCCAATGTCGTGAGTTGGCAAATGTTCCCATTCGCCCGGTTTTGATACTGGTAACTTTTTAATCATTGCCTTGTCCTTTCCTGTCGTCGTCAATGTACAATCCGATAAAATTTAAATTTCTTAATGCCATTGCTGAAAAGTATTCGTTTCCAACTGGCTCGCCAATAGTATAATTTTTTACCCATTCAAGATGTTTTTTCCATGCGTCATTAATGGCTGCAACTGATGGATAAAAGCGTCTGTTTTGTGCTACAAATTCGCACTCTGAATCTTTAAGGTTCGGATTATAGATGTTGGTTACGAAAACCATAATTAATCCCTCCCAAAAGAAACAAACGAAAGACCGAAGCAAAAGAACAAAGAAAGGAAAAAAGAAAAAGCCCCCTGCGAAAAAGAATTCCACAATCTTTACCTATTCGCCGGGTTGAGCGTACAAAATAAAAAAGCCCGGTATTAATCAGACTTTTCCTTCCCCCCATCTCACCGGAAAGGGAAGGTGCGATTAATACCGGGCAATAGTTTTCAGCTCGATATTTTTTACGTGGTGAGATGTATTGAAAAAGAACTGCCGATAAAATAATACACCACCTTGTTTATTTAAAGCCTACCGATCAAACAGTCAACGAATAATAATATATTATTATTATTCCTGACATGCAACGCATTTCTTTCGTACCAATCACTGATATAATAATATATTAACGATTGAAAGCCGTAAAAGGCAAACCGGGTAACTGGCGGAGTAATTACCCGTCGGATACAAAATAACGGCAATGTGGTGCCACATCATCGCGTTGCCGTTATTTTTTTGCCCGAATCGAAAGATTAAAATGCGTCTCATCGAAATCAAAATTTCAGTTTATGAAAAAGATGTAGCCGACATTGTTGGTAATGATAATCATGAGCTTGACGAATTGCGTTCCTGCTGCATTGATTTAGACAAAGTGGAATCGTTTTGGGAGGATCCTGTCAAAGATGGTGGAGACGGGATTCTGATTAAAATGGATTCCAAGGATAGCTACTGGACAAAATCATTCACCCTTGATCAATTCAGAGAAAAATTATACGACGGTTTATTGCAGCATTCTGGTAATGTTGGGACTGGTATCTGTGCCGGCGTTCCAGAAGTTTGTGTTGTCTGTGGCAACGAAGGGATACGCCACGATGGACATGAGCACGAATGTTCTAAGTGTGGTTTTAAATGGGTGACCTCAAACGCCCCAAAGGGGTCATTTAATGGCTGAAGAACTCGAAAAAGAATACGAAGCTGATTCTGAACCTTCAGACAAGCCGAAGCCTTCCAAAAAAGACGACTCCACCGTAATTGAACGCGCAAAGAAACGCCTTAAACGCATGGTCGATCTCATGGCAAAAGCGCATGAGGTTGGCAAAGAGTGCATGGAGTTTGTCGCCGGGGAGCAGTGGAACGAAGACGACGTAAGATCGCGTGAAGGCTCCAAGCGTCCGATGCTCACGATAAACAAGCTCGATAATTTCGTGAACGTCGTAGTTAATAAATACGCAATGGATCGGTCGCGGATAAAGGTTGTTCCGGCCCGTGACGCCAGCGCCGACACCGCAAAAGTAATCAACGGGCTTTTCCGCAGCATCCAATACGATGAAAAATCTGACGCCGGGGCCGCTTTTGCTGCTTGCCATTTTAGCCTTGTCACGATGGGGTTTGGATACGTTAAGGTTGATACCGAGTACTGTGACGACGACTCCGTTACCGAGCAGGACATCATTATAAGCAAGGTTGAAGATGCTCTTTCGGTATATCTCGACCCCAAAGGAAGGTTTGCTTTTGAAGTAACCTTTATCGACCGCGACGACGCTGAAGAGGAATATGGGGAAATCCACCCCGACGATTGGGGGACGAATTTAAGCGGCGACGCCGACGAAGTGATGATCGTTAAATACTGGGAAAAAACCGAAACGCCTGTTGATATCTACCAGATCGAAATTTCCGAACCCATTGCCGACCCCACGGCGTTGTCGCAAGAGGTTGGAATCGAACAGCAGATAGACGCCTCGATTTCAGGCGAACAGCCGCCTTACGGGAGGCGGATTACCGTAAGCGCCGAAGAGCTTGAAGAGTATCAGGAACGCTACCCCGACCTTGTTAATGTTGTAGCTTCCCGTAAGAGTAAAAAGGTTGAAGTAAAACAATACCTGTTTTGTGGCAACGATGAAATCGGGGACGATAAGGGCGGCAAATTTTGGCCGGGCAAATACATCCCTATTGTCGGCTGCTACGCTCGAAAGTTTAAGCTGAGGGACGGAACGTTTTTCTATAAGCCCCTTATCTTTAACGCGCTCGATCCGCAGAAGTACTACAATTTCCTGAAAACTCAGGATTTTGAAATGATGATGAGTGCCCCCAGGTCGAAGTGGGTCGGGGTTAAGGGTCAATTCGAAGGATTCGAAGACGATTACGACAATGCCAATGTTTCCTTGTCTGCCCGGCTTGAGTATAATGCTGTTGACATAAATGGGCAACCCGCACCCCCTCCGCACCGCACTGACCCGGCAATGCCTAATCAGGCGTTCTACAAAAACATTGCCGATGCCAATCAGGAAATCAAAGACACCATCGGGATGCATGAGGCTTCTCTCGGGCAGCAGGGAAACGAAACGTCCGGCAAGGCTATTATAGCCCGTCGCCAGCAGGGGGACGTGTCGACGTATCATTTCACTGTTGCGGCCAATGCTACCCTGTTGCAAGTAGGCATAGTAATCGAAGATCTTCGCCCACACATTTACGATTCTGCGCGTACCGTTTCTATTCTCGGCGAAGACATGGCCGATGAAGTTGCCCAGATCAATCAACCCTATGTTGACCCTAAAGATGGTAAACCGAAAAATTACGATATGTCGATCGGTCGGTACGATGTAAAAATCGACACCGGATCAAGCAGCCTCACCCGCCGGATGGATGCCGCCGAAAACCTTCTCGAATTTGCAAGGGTGGTGCCGACTGCCGGATCTGTTATAGCTGATTTTATTGCAAAAAATCTTGATTTTGAATATGCGGATGAAGTTGCCTTGAGACTTAAGGCTCAGCTTGATCCGAATTTGCTTGTCCGAACAAAGCAACTTGAACAGGGCGACAATGGTGGGCCTTCTCCAGAACAACAGCAGATGCAAAAAATGGGGCAAGCCATTCAGGGAATGCAGCAGCAGATCCAGAAGGATAAGCAGGTAATTAATGATCTTGCAAAGAAGAATATGGCCATGATGCAGAAAATTAGAAGTGACGCCATAGCAATCGAACAGATAAAAGCACGGGCTGGAGTACAGGAGAAAACCATAGAAGCCGCTGCCGATGTCCGTGTAGCTCAAATTGAAAACAACCCTATACGTGTAAATAATCCGATACCGGGTCAGGTCGTAGCCCCTCCCGGTGGTCGTCAAAATATGGCTATGAATGTTAATCGTGGGGGTATGTGATGGACGACGTTCTGATGGATCTCGATTCGGAAATTGACGCCAGCTTTTCAGAAGGAAGCGACACTGAAGTCGAAGAAAAAGGCTCCGAAGGAAAAGACGGCGAAGACGGCGAAAAAGGTTCCAAGGAAAAGTCAGGAAAGGAAGTCGAGTCCGACGAATCGAAAACCGACGACAAGGAAGAAAAAGACGAGGACGGCAACCCCGTAAAAAAAGAAGCCGAACCTTCCAAGAAGCCGGAAAAAGTGAGTCGGGCAGACAAGCGCGTTGCCGAAGTGCTTCAACAGAGGTATCAGGATCGAAAAGAAATCGCCGAACTCAGAGAAAAGCTTTCAAGGTTCGAAAAAGATGGCCCCGAACCGCCGAAAAAGCCTGATCCGAAAGACTTCGAGTACGATCCAAAAGATCCCGAATCGGTAAAGGCTGCCCAGCGTAAATTCGATTTTGCGATGGGCAAATACGAGAAAGATCTTGAGCATCACAAGGAAAAGGTTGAGGCGGCGAAGGAAGAAAAGGAAGGTGTCGAGAAAAAGCGTATCGAAAATGAGCGGGCGATATTCGCTTCAAAAATCGAAGAAGGTAAAAAGCAGTACACCGATTTCGATGAGGCGTTTGCGAGTATCAAGGATTCGTTTGCGATTACCGAAGCGTTACATTATACGCTTCTCGATTCGAAAGACCCGGCGGGAGTTCTACGTCATTTAGGGAAAAATCCCGAACTTGCCGGAAGGATTTTCGATCTTCCGACGACTCGGCAGGCAATTTATCTTGCAAAAATCGATCTGAATTTGAAATACGCCAAAGACCGCAAGGTTAAGGCGGCAAGTAGCGCCCCGCCTCCCGCAAAGAAGGTTGAAGGCGGTGCCGGGGCGAAGAAAGACCCAAAAAATATGAACGCTCAGGAATGGGCGGATCATATGGCAAAACAGGAAAAGAAAACGTAACGAAAGGAGTGCCAGATGGCACCGACTCTTCTCAACAGTACCATCATCCTCAACGAAACGCTTCGTCTTTTTCGGACGAAGTGCAAAGCGTTGTCGGCAATCAACCGGGATTTCGATGATCGTTTTGGCGACAAAGCCGATCTGAAGCCAGGAACTACCCTGTACGCACGGAAACCGATTCAGGTGGTTATCCGTGACGGGAAAAAGCGCAATGTACAGGACACGGTCGAAGAGCGCATCCCGGTGTCGTGCACCACTCAGTACGGTGTCGATCTTCCGGCGTTCACCAGCGAACAGATGACCATGAATGTCCGCGACATTTCCAAGAACTATCTTGATCCGGCCGCGTCGCGTATGGCGGCAGAGCTGGACAAGCGTATTCTTGATTACGCGGCGCTGCATTTCCACCAGTTTGTCGGCACTCCCGGATCGACACCGGACGATTCCGAAGACATTCTCGGTTGCGGTCAGAAGCTCGACGAAATGAACGCTCCGGAAGACGATCGGTATGCGCTGATTCAGCCTGCAGCTAACACCAAGCTGGTGAAGGCATTTCAGGGTCTGTACGCGCCGAACGCTCAGATTTCCGACCAGTTCAAAACCGGGTATCTGAAAAGCTCGCTCGGTTTCGAAATCGCCACTTCCAACAATCTTGCCCGTATCACCTGCGGCACTCGCACCGGTACGGCCATTCTTGTCGATGAGGGTTCCGGCACGAATCTCATCGAGGGTATGGAGATGGTTCACATTGACGGCCTTGGCGGTGCGACGCAGACCATCAAAGCTGGTGAGAAATTCACTATTTCCGGCGTGTACTCGGTTACCCCCGAAACGAAGATCAATACCGGATCACTTCAGCAGTTCACGGTTACAGCCGACTTTTTGGCCTCCGGGTCGGAAGGTGATCTGTATTTTTCCCCTCCGCTGTACTCGGCTGCCTCCGGTGCCCGTCAGAACGTAACCGCCCTTCCCGTTGACGGAACCGATTCATCCAACGGTGAGCTCACCTTTCAGGGCACGGCATCGACGGCGTATCCGTACAACATCGCGATGCACAAAGATGCGCTCACGCTGGTCACCGCTGATCTCAAGATTCCGAAGAACATGCAGGATGCGCGACGCGACGTTCTCGACGGGATCTCGATGCGGTACATCATGGACTACGATAGCACGAACGACGAGTGGTTCAGCCGCTTCGACATTTTCTACGGAATTTCGTCTCTGCGGAACGAACTCGGCGTTGTCCTGTTCGGGTAATCCTGTTCAAAGTCATCTGCCGGGTGAAATATCCCGGCAGTAAATTCAGTCAAAACAAAAACGAAAGAAGGAAATTATGGCAGAGTATCAACAGCTTTCCGATGGTCGGCCCGATGGAACGCTTATCGGATCGGCAGCGGCGGACAAGGTTGGCTTTTTCGGGGCTATCCCGGTTGTTCAGCAGGCAGGTGCCGTTGCGGTAGCAACCACAGCGGCCACATCGACGTCTCCGTTTGGCTTCACCGAAGCCCAAGCAAACGCGATCATAGCCGGAATTAACGCTCTGGATACAGCCCTTACGAATCTCGGCTTGACTGCGTAATTAATATCGTTGTTAGGGAGGGGATCAATTCCCCTCTTATGACTATGATTAACCAAAAATCACTGGACAGACTAAGCGGCATTCGCCTTATGATTGCCACACCTCACTATGAGAACAAGGCGTATTGCACCTATGTCGATTCTCTTGTTAAGAGCATTGAGGCCATGCATGTAGCAGGTGTTAAATATATTTGGCAGAGCATCATGGGCGACAGCTATGTAGAGCGTGCAAAGAATTCTATATTAGGTTTTTTCCTTGAAAGCGACGCAACGCATCTGTTGATGATCGACTCTGATATGTCATGGAACGTCGATGGTTTCTTGCGAGTTCTAATATCTCCTTATGATTTTGTTGCCGGTGCGTATCCATGTAAAAATAATTGGAACGAATGGGGCGTTAAGCTATCTCTTGATTCTTGCTCAAAGCCGATATTTACAGAAGACGGATTAATCGAGGCCGATTATGCACCGGGTGGTTTTTTTAGGTTTTCGCGCTCGTGCATTCAAACTATGTGGGACCATGCTGTAAAACATGGGGAATACTACATCGATCCATCTTCGGCCTATAAAAAGCTTACCGCCGATCTATTCCAGCGAAGAAAAATAACCGGGCAAGCGCCTCAAGGTGAGGATGTGACATTTTGCGGTATTTGGAAAAATATCGGAGGAAAAATTTACGTCGAACCAAGAATTGATTTTGGGCATTCTGGAATAAAGGAATGGAAGGGAAATTACAGCAATGACCGTACTTGACCTGATAAAATCATCCCTTCGCCTTATTGGTTCGCTTGCTGCTAACTCTACCCCTGGAGCGGATGCTGAACGTGACGGGCGCGAAGCCTTAAATCTTCTTCTCGGGGAATGGCGCAACCGTGGACTGCTTACTATAAATGAGCGGCAGACATTCAACGTTGTTGCAAGCACCTATTCGTACACCATTGGAACCGGTTTGACATGGAACGGTCGGGCGCCGCTTAAAGTACTTTCGGCATACCTCAGAATTGACACAACAGATTATCCGCTTGATATTATCGGTGAATCGGAATACATGGAAATCGAAGACAAGGCGGTTGTTGCAAGGCCGTCAAAGCTGCATTATGCGCCTTCGGCAGATACCGGAACTATTTATTTATATGGAAGTCCTGACGTAAACTGTACGATTACGATTCTTAATCCGATAGTGACAAATTATACAAGCGGATCAACTACTATAAGCCTACCTTCTGGGTATTTGCAGGCATTAAAATACGCTCTTGCTGTTGAGTTGATACCGGAATACGACAATATTGATCCGACCTTACTTCAACTTATAATACGACGAGCGAATGAAACCATGTCGGCGGTGAAAAGTTCAAACCTGAAAAAATCTAAGCCGATTCAATTTGATACTCCATTTAATGGCATCGGATACTATAATCCAGATTCGGATACTTGGGAATGATATTCGATATCGTAAAAGGCACCAATACTGGAAGGTCGAAAGCTATTTCATGTGTCGATCTGGTGAATTTTTATCCTGAAATTGAAGATAGCGGGAAGTCAAAATATGTCAAAGCGCTGATTGGTTGTCCCGGATATCGGCTTGCGATTGAAGCGAACATTGTCGGATCTAATCGCGGAATTTTTTCGACAAGCACCGACAGACTTTTTACTATTGTTGGGAACAAGTTTGTCGAAATGACTTCGGCCGAAGTTAAAATTGATCGTGGAGTTCTTAATACCAGTACTTCGGAATGCAGGGCGTGCGATAATGGGGCGCAGTTGCTTATAGTTGACGGAACTGACGGTTACATTTTCAATCTGTCAACAAACGTGCTAACGGCAATATCCGACGCCGATTTTCCCGATAATCCCACCCATTGCTTTTTTACCGATGGATACTTCGTTGTGTGTTTTTCTGATAGCGGGCAGTTCTACTTTTCGGCTTCATATGATGGTACAAGTTGGAACGGACTTGACTTTGCAACCGCTGAATATTCCGCCGATACGCTTCAGGGTATTGCGAAGACAAGCAACGGAACGTTGTGGATGATTGGGAAACAGTCTCTCGAATTATGGCAGGGCACCGGCCTTGCTGATCTTCCGTGGAATAGGATACCTGGCGCACAAAAGGAAATCGGCTGTATTGCCCCTTATTCTATTGCTTCGAACGGCTCCCAAGTGTTTTGGGTGGGCAACGGTGTAAACGGGTATGGTGGAGTCTTTATGGGGTCAGGTTATGACGCTGTGAGAATAAGCACTCCGGCGATAGAAAATCAGATCAAGAAAATTACCGGCCTTGAGAACGCAACGGGATTTGTTTATTCGGATGAAACGCACTCATTCTATGTGCTCAATTTTATTTCTGAAAAAACATTTGTTTACGATATGACTACCGGTGAATGGCATCGGCGCGGATCGTACAATAATTACACCGGAACAAATCTTCGCCAGTTTGCCAGTGGATGCGCGTTTTTTAATGGTAAGTATTACGTGGGGTCGTGTTATGATGGAAACATTTACGAAATGTCGCTTGATCTGCTTGATGAAGCCGGTGTCAAAATAAAGAGAGAAATAAACACAAACTATATCAGCAACGAAAATAAACTATTGAGGCACAGCAGGGTAGAGATTGATATCGAAAAAGGTGTCGGACTTACTGACGGGATTTCCCCTACAGTATCTATGCAATTTTCTGATGATAACAACAACACATTTTCGAATGCAATGACTTCTTCACCTGGAAAAATTGGTGAATACGGAACGGTATGCTATTTCGACCGTCTCGGAAAATCTCGGATAAGAAGTTACTACTTCACGATGAATGACGCCGTAAAATGGATTATCAACAGCCTGTTTATTGAGGCGGGATGATGTCACTTTCAATATTCAGCTTTGCCGCTCGATCTATTCAAGAAATGCAAACTTGGTTTGTTGATATTGTCAACCATTTGTCGGCAAAGAATTACAACAATGGGGCGTGGACTCCTGTTATTACTGGAATGACCGGAACACCTACGGTTACGGCATGGTTTCAGCGTTTCGGGATTGAATGCAGCTTTACGATAATTTTAAACGGAACGCATACGATGAACGACGGTGCCGAAATAACTTTACCGGTTGCACCTTCTGGCGACGGGGTTATTGTTATGCATAGTCTGACGACGAATTCAACAATATCGACGGCGGCAATAGATTCGTCAACATTGACTGCAAAGATACCTAATTATTTTGTTACCGACGAAACGGTGATAATCAGGGGCTTTTACCGGGTACTTGGCATTTAAAGGGGAATATTATGGCTATAAGTGATGCAGGAAATAATTGGCTTGGTGGCGTTGCCGAAGCGCTGGTTCCCGGTGTCGGGTCGCAACAGGACAGAGAAAGAACTGATGCCGCGCTAAGAAAGCAAAACGAAGCCGGTGAAAAAGCAATAGGTTACGCCAAAGAAGGTCTTGACTATGTAAGAACTCAGAATGAGCCACTTATTGCCCTTGGCGACCGACAGCTCCAAGCCCTTAAGAGTGGAGTCGAGGGAGGGCTGTTCGATATGAACGAAGGTATTTTTTCGTTATATCAACAGCATGTCGTTCCGCAATATGAACAGGGTGGAATGTTTCAATATGAACAGCGCAAGAATATTGTAACACCTGAAAAGTTTCAGTATGCACAGGCTAACCCGGAGCAGTTCAGATATGAGCAGCAGGCACCTACCGCATATGGGCAACAGCAAAACACACAGCAGCAGCAAGGCGGATCGTCTTCGAGCTACAGGGATTCACTCGACCCTCAAACGCGTGCCAGTTTTGATAGGCTTCCAGCATCCGAGCAGGCTAAATATTTCAATCCCGATAATATGCAAGGGCAACCGTATAATGAAGAGTACGCAAAAACTTTGACACCGGAACAGCGAAACCAGTACAATCAACAGCAATTTGGGCAGGTTCAAGGGGATAAATTTGTACCGAATCAGCCGCAAGGAAACCAGCAGTTCCAAGGCGGGCAGCAGCCGCAACAGATTCAAAATTTGCAATATCGTGATTTTCAATCAGAGCAGCAAGCACCAAAATTTCAGCCGCAACAGAATTTTGGGCAACAGCCGCAACAATACCGCGCACAGGACGCACCGCAAGGGCAGTACGTTCAGCCGCAACAGCAGTACCAGGGTAAGCAATTCAGGCTTGAGGATGACCCGGTATATCAGCGTCGCCTTGCTGATAGCAACAAGGCGATAGAGGCGTCGGCGGCTGCAAGGGGAATGCAGCTTTCCGGATCAAATTTGAAAGCGCTTCAGCAGAACGCCGGTGAACTTGCGGCGCAAGAAGGTGATGCCGCGTTTAATCGATTTCAACAGCAGGATCAAACCGAGTACGGACGTTTTCAGGATCAGCGCACCGACCTCAAGGATACGACTCGATACCAGACTGAAGATCAGTACCGGAGATTTCTCGACAGTCAAAATATTAAGGGAACTGAAGCGGACAAGGCGATTGCACAATGGAATACAGATCGGCAGTTTAATCAAGGTGCAAATGTTCAGAACTTCCAGACATCGCAAGACGCTTATGCTCAAAATCGCGGACAGGATGCCGATATATATAATATGAATGCTGGAAATCAGCTTGCATACAATGCTCAGAACTTCGGTCAATTCGATACCAATCGCGGCTTTGACAGGAGCACTCAAGCACAAAACTTTGACCAGTACATGCAGGGGAGGCAACAGGCGCAAGGTGAAAATCAACAGAATTACGGACAATTCGCAGACCAAAGGGATTTTGCCGCAAACCAGTATCAGCAGGGCGTTAATAATCAGCTTGATTATTACAATGTAAACAATGCAAATTTTACCGGCGACCGGTCTTTTGATTACGGGGTGAATCAAGACGCTGAGGCCGCTCGGCGTGGAAATTATGAATTTCAAACCAATCTTGATCTTGCGCAAGACGCTCAAAAGTACGGGCAGCTCACTGATTCCTACAATCGGCAGGCGACGAATAAGCAGAACAAGTACGGAATGATCAGCGATCTTGCTAATGTGGGGATGACTGCCCGGCAGCAGAACGCTGATGCTACTACCGGTTATTATGGGGCTATTTCTGATATAGGAATGCAGCAGGCCAATGCGGCGGCGGCAGCAGCTCAGTCGAAAAATGACAACAACGGTTTATTAAGCTTCCTCGGTTTGTAAAAAGGAACTATATTATGAATATGAGAAGTCAACTTGATACCAGCATGTACAGCAAATCCGGCAGGGGAAGCGGAAGCATCGGCGAAGTCCTTGGGGCAGTTCAAGGCGTCATGAGTATTGTCGGAAAATCGAAAGAACGCGCAAAGGAACAAAAGGAACTTGAGCAGAACGATTTTCTTAATACCACCTTTGGAAATCATCTCGCCGGGTGGGATGGAAAAGATCAGGAAGATTTTAAGGCGCGAACGAATTCGGCAATGACTGAAGTTCTTACGGAAGATCCGGCACTTTATAAAAAGACGACCTCTTTTATTGCCGATGCTGCAAAGTCGGTTTACGATGCTCAAGACCAGCAGAAGCAGCTTGAGGAAAAGGAATTGACCATTGCCGGGAAGAGGCTGGAAAACGAAGGGAAAACAACGGCGAATGAAACGGCTAAAATTACTCAAAAAAAATCCGATATCGAGGCAATGGAAGCCGAATTAAAGTATGATGGTGCGGTAAATAAATTGATTTCGTACCGGCTTAAACAGGCGCAAGAAGGGAAAATTCCATTTGGAACGGCGCTTCTTCATATTCAACAAAAAACTGGTATAACTCCCGAACAGCTTAAAAAACTGCCGAAAACAGAAGCTGAATTTATGGCTAATCCAGGTGTGTATGTTGACCCGTATCTTGCCAGAGATGTAGAAATTGAGCGGGAGATTGAAGAGCTTAAACTTTCGAGCGAACAGAGCGGAGCGAATAAGGCAAAGTCTGATGCTACTATTGCAGGAGTAAATGCAGAATATGCTCGACGAGAAAAGGATCAAGGACTATTAAAAGGTGAAGCAGATATTAACAAAAAAAATCTCGCCATAACCATAAACGATTTAAACGATGAGGAACAGTCTTCTCTTGCCAATGCAATCCAGAATGGTTTTGATCCCTATAAAATAAATAGCAGAAATGCAAAAATTATTGCACACCTCGATAGGGATACCGGTGGAAAGGTTAAGTGGAATACCGCCGCTGCAAATTCTATTTATGAAAGGGCGATAGGAACGCAGAACACGCAATCCATTCTTACCACTATTGATCCGTTGCTTGAAAACCTTAAAATCAAAGGCAAAGAGCTTGACAACACTGGTTTCCCATTGCTTAACCGTGGAGTCAACGCAGCCAAAGAGGCTACTGGAAACCCGGCCATTGTTGCCTTTAATAACGCTCGCGACGATGCGATTGCGGAGCTTGAACGCGGACTGCTTGGGACCGGAGTTCTCTCTGATTCCAAATATATGCGCGCCCTTAAAAATGTGAATAGTGCCCAAAGCTACCCCCAACTTGAAGCGGCTATCGGACAGATGAAAATTGCAATATCAAGCAGGCTTGAAGCTGTTGACAAGCAGACCCGTCGACCGGCGGGGCTTGAGCCAGGCGGGGCAGAATCTCAAAGGGGGGAGCAGCTTGCGCCTAAAGGGATTCAAGCCGGAGAATCTTTTACCCACAAAAACGGTGTTGTAATCACAAGGGAAAAATAATGGCAACCTATCGAATTACGACAAAGACCGGTGAATCGTATAAAATTGAAAGTCCGAACGAGCTTTCAAATGAAGAGCTTGCCGGGTACGCTGAAAATCCTTTGGGCGAACAGTCGCAACCTGAACCTGTAAATTCTACCGCACCGGAACCGACAAAGCCGACTTTTTCGCAAATCCAAGAAGAGCAAAAAGGAAAGGACGTTGCCGATTTAAAGGGGCTATACGATCGTTCCGTAAATCGCGGTCAGTCTGTTTACGCTCCGACAACTATTGGCGATGCATTAAAGCAAAAGCCTGGAACCATTGGCGAAGCTATTGTCGGAACCCCTGAAAGAGCGCTTCGTCTCGGCGCTGCAACCGTTGGAACCGCTGCTGACGCAGTAAATACCGGTCTTAAAATTGCCACCCGTGGATTGATCGGAGAAAAGCCCGGAGAAGTGGCGGTTTCAGCTATTCAGAAAACCGGACTCCCCGAACTGGTTGCACCGGCAATTAAAAAATATCAAGAATTCAAAAGCGATCTCGACCCTGCTTCCCGTGCAAATATCGGTGCCGCTGAATCTGGCTTGTCGGCGCTTGGGACTTTTGGCGGGATAAAGACCGGTGAGGGTGTAGCCAAAAGACTTGTTGGTGAAGGCAGCGTATTGAAAGAATCGGGGCCTAAAGGTGTAGTGAAAGCCTTGGTTGACCCACTTAAAAACGAGGCCGGTTCGATATCTCCGAATAAGCCGTATACGATTCCCGATATCGACGACATTGCCGAAGTGGAAGAGGCTGCAAAATCGGTTGTCGATCTTCCAAAAAATATGGGGGAGATAAAGAAAAACATTGGTCAACCACCGAAAAAAGGAATTAGAAATTACTCGCTCACCGTTGATGAGCAGGAGTTTTTGTCTAAGCCTGAATCTTTGACCGAAACACCGTTCCCGGTGGTAATGCAACAGGCTTCGCTTGCAAAACAGAAGCGTTTCGAGGGCGTTTTGACTCCGCTTGATAAAGCCGCAGCCGACAAGGGCGGGGAAGCGCTTAAACTCATATCTTCAAAAAAATCAGAAATTGGAAAAATAAAGGGCGATTTGGTTGACGCTGCTGATGATTATTTGATTTCGACAAACCAGTTTTCCGATGCTACTCCAATACAACAGCGATTTGTTGAGCTTGTCCGTGATCGACTCGGCGCACAATTTGACGACAAAGGCAGACTTGTTGACGCTGCTGGTCGAATAATGAATGACTCTTCCGAAAAAACGTTTGTAATGAAAATGGCTCGAACCATAAACAAGCTTCGTCCTGAAACTACCTTGAAAGAGCTTGACGACGTTGTAATGGATCTCCGCAACATGGTTGAGCACAAGAAATCAAGCCAGACGAAACAGATTTTTACAAAAGCCGATGGTATTGGTGAAACTGTTCGCGGCGATATAAAAAACCTTATCGATGACTACCTTGAAAATTCAGTAAATTGGGGTGGCGCTGATGACTTTCTTGGAAAAGAAGGGGTTGCCACTTTAAAGGGGTCGTTGCGCGATTACGCCAATATAGCTAAGATCGAAGATCGTTTAAACCGTGGCCTTGGCGAAGTTGTTGATCCTGTGACCGGGCAGGCGAAAATGGGGGCTTCGCTTCTTAAATCTTCTTTGATGTCGAATAGCGACCGTGGCACCAAGGCTCTATTTAGGGCCGTTAATGACCTTACCGGAATAGACCTTATGAAAGAGGCTGCGAAGGCTGAAATAGCCATGAAAGCGGTCGGAGATGATCGGATAAATGATCTTTTGAAAGAGGCTGGAGCAATCCGAAGTTTTGTTCAAGGTGATAAGCTTGGGGGACTTCTTAAGCTTGGTGAATCAGGCGTAAAAAAACTTGTTACTGGTGAAAAACCCGACCAGCTATTGCGATACTATTACAAGCACCACCCCGATGCGGAAATGGTTATTCCAGAACCGAAAAAGGACGTTTTAAGGACGTATCAACGACCAGCAAGAAAACAGGAAACAATTGGGGAAGTTTTAGGGGGAAGATCGACCGGTCTTGTACGTGTCGAACCAAATTCAGTTAAGCCCGAATACACCGAAACCAATTACCCTAAGCGCGATAGATCGGAAACTATTGGAGAGGCGTTACGGCCTACTTCAAAAATCGACGATTCCGACCCGTTTGAAAAATCCCTGTTGACCCCGAAGCAATACAAGGAAAAGCAAGACGCTGAAAAACTTCAGGCTCTCCAAGGTGAAAAGCCGCCCGAGTATAACCCCGAAGAACTTTTAACTCCCGAAGAATACGCACAAAAACGTCACTTCGAGGAAATGGATAAAGCCTATCGTGGTAAAGATTCTGGCCCGCAAGTCCGCGACGAATCGAATTCAGTAAAAGTTGGCATCAGAAAATCTCTCGGCCTTCCCGGTTCGCGTGAAATCCGCATGGAGAATCTTTCTCCAAAAAAGCAGGCTGAAATAAATAAGTATGCTGCCGATATTACCAACGAACCAATGATGCGTGAAGTCTTTCGAGACGCTGGTCTGATCGACGCCAATACCGACAAGGTTCATCCCGACGATGTTGTAAAATGGATGAACGAATCCAAAAAAGAAAAGTCTTCAACCATCGGCGACGCATTGAAAAGAACGCTGGGGAATGAGCGGGGGGCGGTGGGGGTTTGGCGCGACTACTCAACAGAAAAGAGCAAGTTAAAATTAGAAATAGGCCGGTTAAAAAACAGGCCGTATTCTGATGATTCAGAAAAAAATATGCTATCTCTTCAAATAAAGGCCAGAGAAAGAGAAATAAAGAAATTAGAAAAATTAGAAAAACTTCCTCCGCAAGATGAGCGCGGTTATGTTACAATTGATAATCATGTTGAGTACGACAGGGACATGAAGCCAATAAAAGGAACTGAAAGCAATTTGGTTTCACTTGTTAAGGTGTATGATAAATACAGGGGCAAGGGTGTCGCAAGGGAGCTTATAGAAAAAGAAATATCTTCAATTAAAAATAATAAGCCCGTAGTGTTGTCGGCCGATCCTTTTGAAGGAAATATAAGTCAAGAAGATTTAATTAAATTTTACGAAAGCATGGGGTTTAAAAAAGATGTAACCCCCGATGGCATGCAAGGTGTAGTTATGAGTATGCCAGACAAGTCGTATTTAATCAAAAAACCCGAAACCATCGGCTCCATCCTGAAAAACGAACGCGGTTCCGTAGGCTCCGAAAATCCACAAATCCACACCGAGAATTTTAAAAACTGGTTCGGGGATTGGAAGAATAAGCCGGAACAGGCGAGCAAGGTTGTGGATGGGGAAGGGAAGCCGATGGTGGTTTATCATGGAACTG